ATATCATCAGTCCAATCAGCCATTTATATATAGCTTTATAAAAGTATTTTATTTATTCTTTCAACTGCATCTTTATAAATCTTCTCATCTTTTTCTATTCCTATATATTTGCGGTTCATTTGCTTACACGCTATTAATGTTGTTCCACTCCCCATCGTAGGATCTAAAACGGTGTCCCCTTCTTTGCTATAATATTTTAAAATCCATTTTATTAAATCAACTGGTTTCTGTGTTGCGTGTTTTCCTTTTTCGCTTTTAATTTCTAATATGCTATTAGGAAGAGGCGGGTCATATAATCCTGCTTTATTTCTATAAGATAATATGTTGCTAACCAAGTCCGTTTTTATAACACTAAACTCTCGTGCTTCTCCTTTGTATTCATTATTATAACTATGACTTGATAAATCATAAAGTGGTAGTTTTCTATAAAAAACATAAATCATTTCGTGCTTTCGCATAGGCATTTTTTTAGCATTTAAAAAACCACAATTATGCGTTTTAACCCACACCAAATCATATCTAAAATTTTTAGGATTGCTATTTATTAATTCAACCCCAAATCGTGCCGTTGTTGTAAAAAACATAGGACAATTTAATTTGCATATTCTATTGACTTCTTTCCAAAATGTATCTAAATTAATTTTGCAATCCCATTTGCAGTCGGTTTGACCATAAGGAAGGTCACAAAATAATAAATCTATAATATTATCACTAAAATCTCTCATTACTTCTAAACAATCTCCGTTAAATGTTGTCATTTGCTATTATACTTACCAAATATTATATAGTTATAAATAACTTTTATATAAGTGCTATAATATTCGCTGTTATGTTTATAGTCATTAGGGTTTAACTTCTTAATCTGGTTTAAATGAATTTTTATTCTTTTTATTAATAATTTTGTTTGTATAAATAGTTTGATGCGATCTTCATCAGTTACTATATTTAATTTATTTGTTTTAAAATAGTTAAATATTTCTAATGATAATTCTATTACTTTTAATTTGCTTGTTAGTGCAAAATGCAGACCAAAATTTTCATCTTCATCAATAGAGGATTTTTTTAATAAGGTTTCATCTTTTTCTGCTAATAAGTTAGAATAAATTTTTTTCACTTTCCATATATCGGGTTTATTTATTAGTGCCATAACTGTTATAAATAGTAGTTAATTCTTTAAGTAGTTATTATATAATTAAACGGACAGAGCGGACAGGTTACGGACAGGTTAAAAATAGACCTGTCCGTTAGATTATGCGGGTTTGAAAAGGGGGTTTATTAGGGAGTTAGGTTTCTTCTTACCATTATCATCTTATTTTATTTATTTAATTTAATAAAAATAAATAAAATAAAAAATTAGAAAAGTAACGGACAGAACGGACAGGTTTTTTTCGAAAAAGTTGGAAGAAAAAAATAAAAATAAAAACTTTGCAAACCTTTCTAAAAAGTGAAAAAAAACCTGTCCAACCTGTCCAAAGAGTAGTTAAATAATAAATAATAAGCATTTAACTTCTTAAACATCAAGCAATTCAAATATAGAATTAGCACCTCTTAAATTTAACTTCCTTTTTAAACTGCTTTAATTCAACACTAAATTTAATAGCATTTGGCTTACTTTCTTCTTTTCTTCCTTGTTTTGACCAAAAATGATTAAAATGCTCATATAAATCTGCACTATTCATAGTCTTATTCATAACATTATTGCAAGGTAGCACTGGACTAGGTGCAACAAGCATTTCACGCCAATAAGTAATAAAATGCTTAATGCAATTTCTATTCATATTCTTCATATCTAACATTAATTCGGTTTCTGGTCTGGCACTTGACGGATTAAAGTTTTCTAATGGTCTTTCCATTAATTCCTCATAAAATTTTCTCATAATTTTCTCATTATCTAAATCAGCATATAACTCTTTAAAATATTCAACATTGCCTTTTAAATCTTCGTTAATTTGTATAGGCATAAATCGTCTATCGTCTTCTGGTACTTTAACACTATTAATATTATTAGTAGTAAAAATATAATTAGTATAATCCGTAATAGTAACGGCATCAATCCCCTTCTTTTCTTGCTCGGTCGTGGTGCACGTAATAGCATCTTTTAAAATATCGCAAATATTAAATGTGTCTTTTCCGCTTGCTTCATTTAATATTGCTAATAACTTCCCTTGTGTATTAACAAACCTTCCAAACATTTTATCTGCTTTGCTTGTAATGATCATTTTATCTAATCCAATAATTTTTCGTAATAAGTATTCTCCAATAGTAGATTTTCCGCAACCTTGCGACCCATATAACAATATGCAAACTTCGGTTTTTCGTGCTGGTTTCTGCACAATATGAGCAAACCAATTTAAAACATAATCAGCACATTTTTCACCTAATAAAGTTTTCATAAAAGAATAAATTTTGCTTGTATCAGCATCAGGATTATAATCAACTTTTAATATAGGGTAGGGCTTCCATAAGTTATAAGAATTAGCAGGGCATAAAGTAGCATCTGGATAATAATTATAGCTATAATATGTTCTAATTTTCTCATCGCCGGTCCAACCAGATACAAAACCCCAAAATTTATCTGCTTGCTTCTCGCTCGGTTCAATAACATAGCTTTTAGTTTTAACGTTACTATATAAAAAAGACAATTTATCGGGTTTAATAAACATTAAGCCGTTTTCATCATCTCTAATAAAACAAAACGGGCTCTCTATTTTAGTGTGAAACTTCTCAAAGTATTTTTTTTGCAATTTATAAATTTTTGTTTTAGTCATTACTCTAACATCATAATTAATACTATCTAAAACTAATAATTTTGTAACATCTAAACCCTCCCTAAATGGTTTAACAATAAATATAATATTTTCAAATGTAAAAGGTTTAATCTTCTTATTATGAGCAATAGGGCATTCAGCAATAAAAGTATTTAATTTATGTATAAGGTTAGTAATAGCATCAACTTTTTTAATTTGAAAACCATCATAGTTATAACTTGTAACAATACAATTATGCTCCTCCATAAAGGCCATTGATTTTTCAATAATTAAAGTTTCGTATTCTTGCAATATAACACTTAACACGGCACCACTTTTCATTTTAAATTTTTCAGTATCATATTTTTTCTTATATTTTTCTTTTGCTTCTGCAATTTTATTTGCTTTAACACTATCAACCACATCTTTAAAACGTTTATCGGTTATTATAATAGCACTATTCATTTGGATTTCTTCAATAAAGTCTTTAACGAAAGCAGTTAATTCAATATCTCCAAGCCCTAAATAAAAAGTGCTTCTCCAAGTATCAATAGTCCCACCATATAAAATAATAGTAAATAATGATTTTGCAATATCTTTTTTAGTTTTATTATCTTTATTAGTTTTATTGTAATGTTTAATAGCTATTTCATCAATAATAATAGCGTCTAATACTTCATCACGATTAGCGCAATAATGCTCTAAATGTGTAACATCATAATTAGTATTATTTCTTAATAATGTTAATAGTAAATTTTGATGACAGCCTATAATATCAATATCATAATCAGTTTCAGCAAATAAAGTTGCTCTTATTTTATTCCACATAATACAGCAACTCAATACATTAGGCTCTTTAACAAAGTAACGTCCGTAATCGTGAGTTTTAATATATTCAATGCTTATAAAACCCTCATCTTCATTAAATTTAGAGCTATACGCTTCTAAAGCTTCAATTTGTCCGCTATAAATTTCTGGGTGTGTTGCAATAGCATCAATATATAAAGGATTAGGGTATTCTTTGAGAGTAAAGGATTTAGGCATTTTTATATATAATAACATAATAATTTTCTTTTAAATACTAATTTTAATATATTTATTATTTAACTTCTTAAACATAGTTATTAAAAATTAAATAAAATTAAACTACTTAAAAACATTATAATACTATAATATAATATATATAGTATTAAATGGAAGAAATTAAAACAATTGAAAATGCACAACCGGCGATCGTTGATAAAAAACCACGAGGAAGACCAAAAAAAGAAAATAAGGTTACTAAATCCAAAGAAGAAATAAGAGCCTATTATAAAGAATATTTTGAAGAACATAAAGACGAAATTATGCAAAAAAGAGCAGAATATAGAAAAACAGATAAATATAAGCAATTGAGGCACGAGCAAAATCAGCGTTATAAAGCAAAATTAGCGCAACGACCTAAGGTGTGTTTAATTGATATTAAAAGTTTAGAACCAAAACGAGTTTGCTTAATTAAACTTTAAGAAGTTAAATAATATATTAAAACTATATAAAGAAGTTAAACTATATATAACTAACTATAAAATATGTCTGCACGTGCAACAATGGTTATGGAATTAGAAAATATGATTAAGAGCACAATGTTAGACAAAAATCTTATTGAAACAAAATTATTTTATCCGTATAATAATGACCGCGATTTTGTATTATCACATTTAGAAAATTATAAATATAATGATGGATATACTATTTTTGATAAGGATAGAGGTCTTACATTACTTTATTGTCCTATTGATGAAGAAATAATTGATAAAGCAGAACTTATTTTTGAAGAAGATGAATGCACTTTTTATAAGTTATATGATGATTGTGAAGAGACACATTTAGTAGAAGATGAAGACGATTTTAAACATCATATATTAATAGAAATTGCTAAACATATTATTTATTATGATAGAGATTTTCACATTAAGTTTAATAACATATTATATCAATTAGAAGAAGAGTACAAAAAAGAAGTTAGAGAAAAAATTGCACTTAATAAAATCAAGAGAAATAAGTTATTTGTTTTAGGTCTTTCTATGAAAGTTTCAATGCGAAATTGTGGTCTTCCAGTTGAAGCCTATTAATCATTCATAATTTAATATATTATTTGCTATAATATATATATTAAATAAATTAAACATCTTCTTCATTATTATTTACTAAATAAGCCCCTTTCTCATAAAGCACAGTCATAGGATAAGTTTTAGTTATAGTAATCCAGCGCGATCTTATTTGTCTAATCTTCTTTCTCTGCTCTTTATCAAATCCTAAATAATTTTCTAATAAATTTTTCAATGCTCGGCCTCCTAATGCATTAGGGAATAAGGTTATACTATGGCTCTCATTCAATATTTTTTTTGTATCTAATCCAGCACTAGGAACGTGACTAGTATAAATGCAAGATGTATTAAAATGGCGCCCAGTTTCAAGAATTAAACCTAATAAACCATTTATTTTAGTCCTTAATATTTTATTAGTTATGCAATCAGTATCATCAAAAATCACCATACTATTTTTAAAATCTTCAACGCCTATATGTGTTTCAATAAATTTAGGGTTTAAATCAAATCGTTTTAATCCTTTTATTTTATCAATAGAACTATCATCATTTATAGAACTAATTAAATATATAGGATTTTTAGGGTATTGCTTTTTATATTGCTCACAATATAAATAAGTATAATAAGATTTTCCAGAGCCACTAGCACCAGTAATATATAGAATTTGACGCTCTTTTTGCTTATCTGGTATTTGTTGTATTCCTTCTTTATCTTTGCAATTATAAGTATTAAAATGCTCTTTTATATCTTCCGTTTTATCAGTAACATAAAGCACATCATTTTTTAATTTACTATTTAGTACTTTTGCAATAATAGCACCCTTTTCAAAATTCATATTATAATATATATAATATTAGATTATTATAATACAATAAATTTAAACAATTAATTTTCTAAACTTTTAAGATGAAAAAAACTATTTAATAACTCATTTTCATTAACTACTTCCGCCACCTTATTATTTAGATCATTGCTATAATTAGCAACTAATTCTTTTAATATTTTAGCAATAACATTTAAACTCTTAGATTTAGCAATTTTTATATTTAATAATGCAAGATTGTTAAAAATTAATTTCTTATCAAAACGCTTAAAATTATTATCCATTAATTCTAATATAATATTTATATCACTAATATAATTTGATTGCTTACCTAATGGACTATTTATAACTTTTAATAACTCATTTATTAATTGTTTATTATTTTCTAATTTTGCATAAGCATATAACCTCTTAATTGCTTTAAAATAATTCTTTTCTTTTATATAATTTTGAAAATCCTTAAATATACTTATAGCACTTTGTTTTTCAGTCTCCATAGCTCCGCTTAATGAAAAATCGCCAATATTAATAAAATATAAATCACTATATTCATTTAATATTCCGTCATTATCTAATGCTATAACGTCCATTTTTATTCTGCTTTCTTGTTGTAAGCAATCCACAAAATATTTAGGCTCATCATTAATAATAACGTAACCTTTTTTAATACTTTCTTTGTCCCATCTTATAGGTTGTCCTCTAAATGAACCACATTTAAAATCTATAATCCATATATTACTTTTTGGCTTTAATGCAAAATTATACTTTTTTCTAAATAAATTTAATATTTGATTGTGTACATCTTTATTTTTCTTAAATTTTTTTTCTTCCATTAAATCATAATCAGCACTATATATAACATCTTTATCGGCAGAAGAGCCAACGAGAGTTTGTAATCCAGTTACACTCAAAAACTTAAATATTTTTTTGCTCATTAAAACCACTATTAATATAACGCTATATTAAAATATATTATAAAAAGTTTTAAATTTTTGTATTACTTTTATTAAAAGTAATATATATAAATGTCGCAAGTCAATAAGTTTAAACAAGAACAAAACCCAGATTATATATATTTTGACTTACAGCAAACTAACGTGCAAAATACAACAGAATTTATACAGCAACCCCTTAAATTTGTTGAAACACGTGACGCCCCTATTGTTGCAAATAGCGGTGAGTATCATTTAAGCGTTACACGTTTTCAGTTAGACACTTACAATCTTCCAGTTTTAGTAGTTGAACCAGATTTATCACAAGACGACGCAAGTTATAATAAAAACCAAACAATTTATAAAATAGCAATGTTAGCAACACAATCAGCAATAGTAAGTCAATCAACTCAATTATATACATCACAATTAATAGAAAATATTGTTGATAGAGAACAACTTGATTATGGAGAGCGTATTGCTATGACTGCAAATAAGGAAGATTTAAGCATTGTAATAGGAAGACCAGCCGGAAATGGAGGCAAAGGAGCCGTTGTATTTTGGGCACCACCGGGCTCTTATGCTGGTAATTTTAATTGGACAGCAACAGGAACAACAGAAATGGGAAAATTTGGCGTTGGCGTTAGTGATAATGAACATCTTTTAATAACTAATGCCTTACGCACAGATGGCTCTGGAAATGTTTTTGGAGCAACTTTGGTATGGGATAGATTTAGAGCTCTTCCTCCTGGTGTAAATAATGATCCTTATGTTTTAGAAACCGCAACAGGTTTAAGAGGTGTGTCTCAAATTAGCGGTGACGGAACAAAAATAGTAAGAGCAAATTATGTAGCCGAAAGTTTAAGTCTTTATACATTTGCTAATGGTGTTTATACTAAATTTGGAAGTGATATAGATAATAGTTATACAACCGACGGAACAAGTTTAGGAAAAGATGGTTTAGCTATAAGTAGTAATGGAAGCACTATTGTTGTTAGTAATAAACATTATACAGACCAAGGCGGCGAAGGAGCAATTATAATAGTGCAAGTAAATTGGAATGTACCAAATGGAGAAAACACATATCATTTCACAGGCGCTAATGGTCAAGGTTTAGGGCATTATGTTTGTATGTCTGCTAATGGATTAGTTGTAGCTGCCTCTGGAACCGGAAGCGGAACACCTATTATTGCGATTTTTGAAAAAACCACTCCTGGTGGTGTAATAACTTGGACACAAACTCACACTTATTCTGGTGGCCAAGTAGAATTAGGAGACAGATTAAGTTTAAACGCTGACGGCACTATTTTATTTGTTGCAACTTTTTCAACTCGTCGTGTTAAACGCTTTAAAAAAACAGGTGGCGTTTATACTTTTGATATAAAAATGGCGGAATTTTCAACGCGGAGTGTAAATGTGGCCTCTAATTCAACAGGAGATAAAGCCTATATTGTAAATTGGGGCAATGGAACAGCAACAACAGAAGAAGAATATTTAGAAGTTAAACAAATTAACGCTGGTGATTTATTTCCTCTTCCGCCCTCTATTGTAGATGTGCCCTATATAAAACCCGTAATTTGGAGAAGTGATTATAAAGACGCAACAGCACCAGAAAAAAATGTTTTAGATGGAAAAAATACTGCATTATTTCAATATTATTATTGCAATGCTTATGAAAATTTTATAGCACGAGTTAATTCAGCAATTAAAAGTGCTTATCTTGCTATGATACAAGATTTATATGTTGATTGGGTGCTTAGATTTAATCTTCCTTCATTAACAAATAATTTTGTAGATTATGTTGTTAGGCAATATGCTCCTGCTCCATTTTTAGAATGGAATGAAGCAGAATTAAAAGCAGATATATATGCAACATTATTATTTCAAACGAATAATGTTAATGAAGATTTGATTAATTATTCATCAAATCCAGATGTAGTTTTTAGTGTTGTTGGAAATAATAGAGTTGGAACAGTTGGAAAACTTGTACCATTTAATTTTCAATTAGCAATGAACGCTCCATTATATAGTTTATTCAATTCATTCCCGGCAACAAAAAAAGTATTAACAGCACCACTAACATTTTATAGAGAAAATTATTATATAATTAATTTTTTTACAACCGGAAATGATTTAATAACTCCAAGCGTGCCTTTAAATACGCCCCCAATATATCCGTTTGTTGTAGCTAATTATATTGATGCGAGCGGTAATATATCATATCCTTCTGCATTTACAGCAAATATAGCTCACGCAAATCTTTTAATTAAACAACCACAAGAATTAAGCACTATTGATACTTGGACACCAATAAACGCAATTGTTTTTACAACAACAAGCCTCCCTATTATTGTTAATCAATTTAGCGCATCTTCTTCAATAGGCGATAAACCACCGAGCGGAAGTACTAGCAATGAATTTGCATTTATTATTACAGATATTCAAAGTAACGATCAAGGATTTAGACCTAATGTGTTATATACTCCAACTGCAGAATTCCGCCGTATAGATTTAACAGGTAATCAACCTATTAGAAATATTGATATTTCTATTTTCTGGCGCTCAACAACTGGCGCTTTAATTCCAATGGTTTTAGCAAGTGGCGCCCAAGCATCAATTAAATTATTATTTGAGAAAAAAGATAAAACAAACCAAAAAGAAGCAAATGCGTCAACCCTAGCAACAAGCGTTAGAGATATTGTTTAATTTATAATTAATTAATAAAAATTTTATAATAAATAATATTATTATACTATAATATATAAAATGGATTTGGGGCATTTAAACGTTAGAGGATTAAAAGCTATTTCAAAGCATTTTAAATTAGAAGGCTATAACACAATGAAGCGGGTTGAGCTATTAGAATTAATAACTAAACATTTAGAAAAAAATAAAGAGCAACCAAAAAATGCAATAAATCAATTTTTAAACATTTAAAAAAATTTTATAATAAATAATAATATTATTATATACTATAAAAAATGGATTTTGGGCATTTAAACGTTGATGAGTTAAAAGTTGTTGCAAAATATTATAAATTAGAAGGTTATAAAAATATGAGACGACACGAATTAGTTTCAATGTTATTAAGTCATTTAAATAAACCCGCTAATTATAAAATTCCTCATTTAAACGTAACAAGGGATTTAAGCGCTAATTTTATATTAAATTATGAGGATTTAGAGGATTTAGAATGTTTAGAATTTTCTAATAATAATATTTATAATGTTAATATATAAAAAAATGGCCTCAACTGATTTTGCAACAATTTTAGTGAAAGAATCGACTATTGCCGGAATAACTGATAAATTAAATTACGCAGTAAAATCTGGTGCCTCATCAAAAACATATCAACCTTTTCCATCCGTTTCAAATTCGTCTTCTACATTAACTTTTAACGTAACAGTACCAAGTGAAAACGTTATTGTTGATAGAGAAGTATTTATTAGGACAAAAATTTATTTCACAGTTACAGAGACGGACATTGCGGCTACTGCTTTTGCAGGAGGTTACGGAAGCGATTACGCTCTTCAAGCATTTCCATTAAATCATTTATTTACCACGGCGAGTGCTACTATAAATAATAGCAATGTTAGCTCAAATATTCAAGATATTTTACCTCAAATTTTGCAAATGATGTCACAAGAAGAATTATCGTCTTATGATGGAATGACCCCCAATTTAGTTGATTTTAATTGTGCTAAATATAGTGAGACATTAGGCTCCGTTAATGATGTTATTGCTACAACTACTAAAACCGGTTATGATAAGCGTTATACTCCTCGTGGCTCCTTTACTTGCAAAATTGTTTCAAAATCAAGAAAATTAGCAAACGGCGATATTGTTAATAACACATTAGTAAGCACAGCCGACACTAATATTTTTAAAATTGCTTATGAAGTTGAAGTTACTGAGCCTATTATTGGTCTATCTCCATTCATTTATGGTCACCCATTATATTCTAATCAAGGCCTCGTAGGAATTTCCGCAATGAATTTTGTATTTAATTTAGACAGCACCGCTAAACGCTTTTTATCGTGTGGTATAGCTTCCACAAAAGTTACTAAAATTGAGCTAGGCCGTAATGTTGAAGGCACTGCTCCGGACGTGGCTAATACACCTCTACCTTTTGCAGATGCCGAATTACTTGTTTGTTTTCTTTCAAGCCAGCCTAGGGATATGATTAAGAGCCGCAACATTTGCAACTATACGGATATTCCGCGGTTTATCACTACTCCAAATGTGGCGGTTGCTTCTGGTGGTGCTACAAAAGATTTAAACACTAATAATATTCAATTAAATCAATTGCCCGATCTCTTCGTCATTCAAGTCCGTCTTCCAATGGCCGATATGACTATTCGCGATGCAGAATTTGGTTGTGCTATTACTGGAATTAGTGTTAATCTTAATAATAGTTCCGGCCTCTTATCGTCTATGAATGCTCAACAGCTCTGGGCTTTAAGTGTTAAAAATGGCTCAAAACAAACTTGGGGTCAATTTAGCGGACGGACAAACGCTTTTACAGCTCGCACTTCTTCTAATGCTGGAATTGGTGTTCAACCTTCAACAGGGGCTCTCTTGGTTCTTTCACCTTGCGATCTCTCATTGCCAGATTACTTAGCGCCGGGCTGCATTGGCAGCTATAACGCCCAATTCAAAATAACAGTTGCTCAATATACAGGTGCGGCTATTACACCCGAAATTGTTGTAATGTGTGTTAATAGCGGGATTTTTGCAACCACGGCCGGCAGCAGTCAAATTTTTACTGGAATTTTAACTAAATCTATGGTTGAGGAAGCAAAAGCAATGTCCTCTGTTAATCCGGTGATGTCCGTTGAATATAGCCGGGTTTTAGGCGGAGGCGTACACGGCGATATGGCCGCTTGTTCTTGTAAAGAAATGCCCGCCGTTAAGGAAGCAATGAAGCAGAAAGTTAAAATGGCTCAAATGTACGGCTCTGGCCCCAAAGGTGGTGCTTATACCGAAGTTGATAAATTTAGTGGAATGATGCGTTAAGCGCTCAAAGAGGAGCGCACCCTCTTAAAAATTTTTAATAAAAGTATTATATTATTTAACATTATTAGAAGTTAAAGAAAAAAAGACTATTAGTATATAAAAAATAATGCCTCCAAACTACGAGAATTCTAAAATATACCGAATATTTAGTCCTTCGTTAAATCTATGTTATTATGGTTCAACAACTAAAACTCTTGAAGAAAGATTAGCAAAACATATTATAGACTATTATTGTTATAATAAAAATAATAATAAGTACTCTTATTATAGCTCATTTAAGGTTTTAGAATGTGGTGACTATAAAATAGAATTAGTTGAAGCTATTAAATGCAATAATAAACGAGAATTAGAGCGGATTGAAGGAAGATACCAAAAAGAAAACGATTGTGTTAATATTCTTATTTCTGGAAGGACTAGGGCTGAATATCGTAATGATAATAGAGCTATTATTAGAGAAAAGAATAAAGAATATAAGCAGTTACATAAAGATAAAATTAAAGTGCAAAATAAATTATATAATGAAACTCATAGAGAGCAAATATATAATAGAAAGAAAGCATATTATAATGCTAATAGGGATTATATTAATGAAAAACGAAGAGAATTATATTTAAAAAAACAAAACGCAGCGGAAGAAGTTAAATAATAATTACTAGAATATATTATTTTAAGAAGTTAAATAATATATTCTATGTTACATTGTGGATTAAATCAATAATCTAAACAATAATAATATAGAATAATATAAATTATTATAAAAATAATCTAAATACGATTAAAAATAATCTAAAAACAATATAAAAAATAATAATTTATAAATTATTAATGATTTTAATATAAATTTAATCCATTTTCTATATAATCTAATAATAATCTAAAATATAATAATCTTATTTATTAAATAAATAATCTAATTTAATAAATAAATAATATAATTGTATTTATTTATTAACTACTTCCGCTCTATAATTTAAACATATGTTTAAAATGGTTTATATTCATTTCTAATTCTGTATATGGACCCCATAAAATATGCATTGAAAGGCTACCGGCTGTTAATGGGTCATTAAAATCTTCTGTCCCTAATGCTGTGTGTCTTGCTATATAATTTTCTCTTTTTATAGGGTCATTATGGTCTAAATAAGTACTGCTTTTTTTACTACCAAAATTAACTCTTTTTATTTTGTTATTTCCTAAATCAAATAAAGCAACATATTTCTTATTTTTTGTATTGCTAGGATATATTCCAATTAAACTAATCATTATTTATATATATATTATATTATTTTCTTTTATTATTTAAATTGTCATAATAAAATGGCTCGTAACCGTGCGGATCGTTTAATTTGTCCTCTTTCCATTTAATAAGTTCTTTTCGCAATTCCTCGTCTTGTTGCTCTTGTCTTGTCTGTTTTTTTTGCACTAATATTTCCTGTTTATGTTCTTCATAATATTTTGTATTATAATCCTTAATATATGTTTTGCGGTCTTTTTTTTCTTTCTTTGGTTTAATTTCATTTATTTCATTTACCATTTATATAATAGTATATAATTATTATTATATTATTATATTTAATTAATTAATTAATAAACATACAAACTACCATATCTGGGCTTATTTGCATTTTGTCGCAATTTCCTAATATATATTTTGTGAAGTCTGTTAAATCCATTCCTGTCTTTTGAGCTGTTAATATTCTAATTATGCACCAACGGCCACAAGTTGCAATTTCTGGATTTTTATTTTGAAAAGGTATATTATTTATTACATATTTTTTTTTTGATTTTCTTATTAAACGAGTTACAAAGTCTTCTTTTTGTCCTAACATTTTATTCATCATCTTATTTAAACTATTTTTTTGTATATCTGCATTAACTCCATAAGAATTAAAATATTCTAATGTATTATTATATTTCAATAACAAAACCCAATGACCTCTATTGTGTTTTGTTTCAATAAGAATTATTTTATAATCAAATGCATTAGGCAGTAACTCATCAATAGAATTATAATTTTCTAATTCGTGATATTTTAATATTTCTGTTTTATGACCATCAAAATATTTGTCTATATCGTCATCACTTAAAGGGGTTTTTAATCTGCGTTTTATTTCTTCATCTGGGAGCATATTAATATTATAAAAGTTATTAGTGTAACTCATTTTATATATATACTATTATATTTTTTTAAATTAAATTTGGATTTTTTAATAAATATAATACTTTTAACATTTCTTTTGCTTCATCATTTACTTTTCTAACAAATTTCTTATTTTCTTTTGATTTTAAGTCAATAGTATTTGACCTCACTTCGCCTATTCTCATTTGATAAAAAACATCATAATCTCGCCTAAAAGCGCTTAATATATCAAAATTCTCATAAGGTATTTTTAAATGGATTAATACTTTTTTAACATCTTCTTTATTAAAATTGTTATCTAAATCATTAAATAAATAGTTATGTCTTAAATCAGTTTTTTCAATAAAATTTGCATAATCTTCACTATCAAAAATATCAGTGCTTTCTTCGCCTTCATCTTCGCCCCCTTCATTTAAATAACTTTCTTCTGGTTGTATGTATTCTGGTATTGCTTGGGCTGGTTTTACTAAATAAATTGGATTAGTTGGTTCTGCAATTTCTTCAACATAAGATTTATTTGCTTCACTTGGTTTAGTCTTTTGCGGTTTTGGTTTTTCCTTTTCTTCTTCTTCAAAATAATCTGGGTTCTTAATAAATTTCTTATATATTTTTAGATCTTCAATATGAATTGTTTTTCTCATATTTTCTAACACATTAATAGCATTATTTAATAATTTAGTATGCAAATCTCGTTCCTTATCTATTTCCTCTATTATATTTTTGTTACCTTTTTGCTTTAATAATTTTGCCCTTGTTTTATCAATAAATTTTAGTCGTGCTTCGTGTAATTTTATATCTTCATTATAACCCTTTAATTTAATTAATGCCTTTTTTAAGTCCGCTTTTGATGTTATGCGTTTAACTACTTTCGGTACTTCTAATAATTTAATTGGTTTAACTTCTTCCGCTTTAAATCCTAATAAGTCTTCTAATGAAGGTTGTGGCTTCTGTTCTTCATATTCTTCTTCTTCTTCTTCTATTTGTGCTTGTGGTTGTGTTTCTTCTTTTTTTATTCGTTTAACATTTTCACTAATATATGCTTTCATTTTCTCAAATTTTGCATCAAGTTTTTTCGCTTTTGCTTCTGCTTTCTTTTTTATTAATTGTTGCTTTTTTTCTTCATCTACTTTAACAAAATTTTCTTGTATTGCTTTTAATCGTTGCTTTTCGTTAGTTGTTAATTTTTCCCCTAGTTGTGCTTTACCTTCTAAATATTGCAATTCTTTTTTATCAAGTTTTTTAATTCTTCGTGCTTCTTTTGCTTGTATTTTTTCTTCATCTGTTAAAACTTTTCTAACTCGTTTCTTTTTAATCTTCTCATCTTCAACAACTTTTTTTGTTAAAAATGGTTTTTGCTTTGCAGTGCCTTCGTATTTTGTGCCTTCTGTTTTCTGTTTATCTTTTGAATAGTATACTATGTTTTTTTTTGTTTCTAATAAGTCAGTACCATTTTTTTTATAGTGTTCTATTCTTCGTTTAGTATAATTATAATTGTGTATTTTTGTTTCAATTGCCCAATTACCTTTTACATCAACGTCTTTCTTGTAACGTTCATAAGCTTCCATATCTATTTTTTTATACGCTTTTTCATATTTTTTGAATAAGTCCTCTAATTCTGCAAGTGTTCGCGTTAAAGGCAGTCTTCCTCTTCCGCATAAACTCATTTATATATTATACTTTATTTTAATTAAAAAAAAATATAATATTTATTTTATGTCCCACCAAGTAATAAAAATTCTGTTTCTGGGTCAATAAAAGTTGGTATTTCGTAAGTGTGTTTATATTTAAATATAGGATTAGTCGGCTCTGCAATTTCTTTTAAATAATAAAATCCACCTCCTTCCTTTTCTTCTTCTTTTTCCTCTAATGGTTTTAAATTAGGGTCTAAAACTTGTGATGCTACTGATGATGCTACTGATGCTCCTACTCCTAATGGTGTATAACTTAACCCATCCAAAGCAGAGCTAAATGCTAAACCTAATGCTTTATTATTATCCATTTGTCTTACATCAAAACCAACCTCTTTGCTCATTTTGTCTCGTAATGCTTCTATTCCTAATTCTTTTGCTCTGGCTTCAACCATTTCCCTTGCTTGTTGTTCTGTAATATGATCGGCTGGCTTCCAAAAAGGAAGATGCCAAACTTTAACTCCATTTAAAACTTTTCCTGCTTCTTGTTGTATTCTTATTTCTTCTGGTGCATTTGATAAGCCACTCCATAACAATTTCCCAAACATTTCAATTCCTCCGCCTTTTTTCTTATGTTTTTTTGAAAATTGACCTCTAAACGCTTTACTAAATTTTTTGTTTAAAGCGTGTAACTCCTTTTTGCTTAATTGTGCTAATCCTTCTTTTGTTAATTTTCCGCCTTCAATTGCCGGTTCTCCTTCTTCTACTCCTTGTTGTGCGCTTTCAATTGCTTTTGGTGCTGTTTCGCCTTGTTGTGCTTTATTCTTTTTTGCTTCATATTCTTTATCAAATTTTTCTCTTACGGATTTACTAAAAACATAATCAGCCGTGCTTCCTTTATGTTCTTTTGCATAAGCGGCCTTTTTATCCTTATATGCTTGTTTCCGTGCTTTTTCTTCGGCACTAAAACCAAAAATTCCCCCTTCAATTGCTAATTGTGGTTCTTCTTCCTCTATCGCCATTTGTGTATCGTCTTCTGCTTTTGGTGCTGTTTCCCCTTTTTGTTTCTTATTCTTTTTTGCTTCATTAAGTTTTTTTACAAAACTATCTACTGCTTCTCGTCTTACTTTCCTTCTTTCTTGTTTTTCTCTTTCAAATGCTTCTCGTTCCGCAATTTTTTTTGCTTTCTTTTCTTCCTTTACTTCTTTACTTTCCCAAAAATAACCGCCTTTTTTAATTTCTGTATCGCCGTATGTTATTATAACATATAAAACGGCTTCCATTTTAGTTCCTCCAAAATCCGTGCACACATTAACTCTTAATATTTGGCTTGGTTGTATATTTTCCCACTCATCTTCATCAATATTTAACATTTTTTTAATTTCCTCTTTTTTCTTTTTGCTAATAGAAATATCATAAACTACATCATCATTCTTCTCATTTTTATTTGTTAATTGTGGTGATATAAAAAATAATAGGCGCTCACGAATGCGGTGTTTGCTCTTTTGCAAATCATATATAGCTTTATATAAGAAATTTAAGTAATATTTTTTATCATTTCCATTACTAAATGGAGGGTTTAAGAATATATAAGAAGGATTATATTTATAATACTCGTTTTTCATATCTAAATAATCACTTTTAGAGTGATCTAATACTGTTACTTGATTTATTCCGTCAAAACTTTCTTTTAAATATTTGTTAATATCTTTATTATAATCTGTTGCAATTATTTTACTTTTAACATTATTTTTTAATAACCATAATACAATTGACCCTAATCCTGCTGTTGGTTCTAAAATTACTTCATCTTCATAAAAATTATTGTTAAGGTATTCACTATAATTTGATAAACATTTTTGAGATGTTGGATAAAAATCATTAAACTTTTGAGCACCTAAAATTGCTTTTATAAAATCTTTATCATTATATTTTTTCATTAATGCATTAAAGGCACGTGTTGATTTTTTATTTAAATAATTTTCGGTGTCGGTTATAAACTCTTCTATTTTTGCTAATTTAGGGCTTGTTACTTCTTTTTTTGGTTCTTCTTTTTTCGGCTCTGGTTTAGGTTCTTCTTTAAAATTCTTTGAGCTATCATCATATTTTTTCATTGCATTAGCTAATAATGTTGCATTTTTCGTATTTAATGATTTTTGATACATTCCAAGGTCAGTAACACTATCGTTAAAATTTAAATGTTCTATTAGATCATTAATAGCTTCATCAACAAAATTTATAGCAACTTTGGGACTTATTTTTTTATCTTCGTTATAGTATTCAAATAATTCATTTAAAAACTCTTTGCTTTCGGGTGTGAAAAATAATGTGGCTCTGTTTATTCTTCTATCGTTTTTAGTCAATTTTTCTGTTAATTTATTTAACCAACTTTTTAATTCTTTTGATTGAGTTAGCGCAGTAACAAAATTAGGAGTATCTAATTCATTAATAATAGTTATATATTTATATTTAGATTTTTTAGGCTCTTCCTTTTTGGGTTCTTCTACTAAAAATGCTTTTTGTTTTTCTAATTTAGGTGGTTTAACTTCTTCTTTCTCAACATATTCCTTAAATCTCTTATTAAATTCATTAACGTTAGTTCCGCTAAAACCCGCTATAATATCAAAAATATTAAACGATAAAGCCTCTTTTTCTTTTTTTGGTGCATTTTTTGTTGTATGATTTACATAATCCGTTATTAATTGATTAAAACGTTCATCTTTTTTCCTATCCGCTGATACTAATTCATCGTATAATTTTTTAACTATATTTTTTAGATTAAAATCATCTCCTTTATTTATTTCATCAATAGTTTTTCGCATCAATCTAGATGGTTCTGCTTCTTTTCTAAATTTTTCCATTCTTGGTGTTATTTTTTTTGGTTCAGGTTTAGGTTCTTCCTTCTTTGGCTCTGGTTTAGGTTCTTCTTTCTCAACATATTCCTTAAATTTCTTATTAAACTCATCAACAATATCACTCAATAAGAAAATATCATAAACCTCTCTTGTTATTTGTTTTGTATAGCTAATGTTATTACCAACAGCATCCCATAATGCTATATGATTTACATACTCAATTAATTTTTTATTAGACCATTCTGTTTTTTTTTCCTCTGGTATTAATTCGTCATATAATTTTTTAACTATTTTTTTTCGTTCAAAATCATTCCCAGCATCAATAGTTCTAAACATTAACCTAAAACTTTCTTGTCTTTTTCTAAATGCTTCCATTTTTGGAGATAGTTTTTTTTTCTTTTTATTATCTGTGGACGTTTTTTTTTCTGGTTCTGGCTCTTCCTTCTTTGGCTCTGGTTTAGGTTCTTCTTTCTTTGGTTCTGGTTTAACTTCTTTCTTTGCTTTTGGTTCTTTTACTTTCTTTTTTGTTTCAATTAGATCTTCGCCCTTTGTTTCATAATTTGCAATTCGCTTTTTTGTGTAATCAATTTCATAACTAACTTTTTCCTTGTTTGTTGTTTTATAAACTTTTCCTTGTTCAATATTAATTAACTGCTTTTCTAATGTTTTTAACTTCTTCCGCAATTCTTCTAGTGATTTAGTACTTGGTGCTCGTCCGCTTCCTTCAAGTTTCTCCTCTTCTTTCTTTCCTATAAAAGTGTCCCCTAATTTATCAATTTCGGCGGCTTGATGTGCTTTATTAAAGTCTAATGGATTTTTGGTTGCATCAATTTCAACCATTTTATTTTTCCGTTTTTGTAATCCACTTAATAAACTAACAAAATCGTTTTTTACTTTTACGTCAGTTTGTTCATCTGGGTTTGTTCTTAAAGCGTCATAAAATCCAACTGCTTTATTATATGTAATAATTTCTTTCAGTTTTGTTTCTGGGTCTTTTTGTAATTGTTGCAAATATAAACCTGCTCGGCTATGTCCTATTCCTATCATATTTTCTCCTCCGTATTTTTCAACTGCTTTTTTTTGTCTTTCTTGATGTAACTTAAAAGATTTAGTATTTTTTACATTTCCAGCAACAAAAAATTTTGCATTATCAACCCAATCTTGAAGGCCAACACTTCCCCTGTGTACTATTATAAATTGGTTTGAGCCTTTTTTTTGATAAACCTTTACTCGGCTATCGCTTAAAGGTGCGTCAATATCATAACCTTCGGGCGCTATTGAGGTGTTGCCTTTATAACTTAAATCAATAAATTCTTTCAACAAATTAGCAGGAAGACCTAAACCAATTAATTTTTCCTTTTTTTGTTTCGGCATTTTATATATTATATTTTTATTAAAATAACATATAAAAAATTAAACAATATTTTCAACCTTTAAAATAAAAGAGGGTGCGCTCCTCTTTGAGCGCTAAATATATTCTGGAAGGCCGCTTCTTTTATAAGCCGCCATTTCTCTTGCGCTTGGGTGCGAAAGATAATTAGCACCGCCATAATAATTTCCTCCACTAATAGCGTCTTTTTGTGCTGGTGTTATTGATTGTTGCCGTGCTTCATTAAAATTTGTAATTAAACCAAAATAAGTATTTTGCAAATCCATAAATGAGCTTATTATAGCTTTTAGTTGTTTAGCCACTGGATCGCTTACTAATTTAATTTTATCATTTAATACTGTTAATGTTTTTAATCTGCGTTCTGCATCTTTATCAGTTCGTCCTTCTGTTATATCAAATTCGGTTTCATATTTAGAAGGTTCTAAAACATCGCCTACGCCTGTTTCTATTAATGCAGTATTTAAATAATATGTTTCTAAACTGTCCCTTCTAATCCGTGCATCGTCGCTTTGGTCATTAGGGTCAATATATTCTTTTGATTTTGGATTATTAAATCTATATTCATAATTATCTTTTTTCTTTAATTCATCAATTTTAGCCATAACAATAGCATCAGTTATTTTTGGTTTAAATTCTGGGTCACTATAAGTTCCTGTTGGTATAAGTTTAGTTTTTCCTTTTTTTCCTGGTATTTTTTGCTCTTGCATTATTTCCGTTTGCATTAATTCATAACCTTTTGTATTCATTAATCCGTTACTTGCTAAAAATGTAACTATTTCTGTTGTTGCTTTTGTGAAGGCTTCAATAGTATTGCTTAATTCTTCAAATGAGGTTTTAAAATCTGTATAAGTACTTAATTTTACAAATGCAAAATTGGGTCTTAATTCGTCTAATTGATTTGTTATAGTTTTAATTGTTAGCACAATAGAAGCAGAGCCCTTGATTGTTCGTTTAAAGTTTTCTTTTACTGCTCCTATATTATCTGCTTTAAATGTTTCAAATGTTATTAGTTGTCTATCTAAATAAATAGCATCTGTTAATGTTCCAATAGCACTATTTACATCTTGGATTTCTCGTATAACGGTGCCTAAATAAGTGTCTGCTTTTCCTTGTGTTGTATCGCTTAAAGGTTTATCTGTTAAATGTTGTGCATTAATAGTATTTAAATTATTTAGAGCTCGTTTAACTTTATTTAATTGTGCTTCTTCTGTTTCTTCTAGGGCATAATTTGGAATTGAAGGCATCTATTAATATATATTAATAAATATTTATTAATATATATAAATTTAAAACATTTAATTTTTAATATAAATTGTTTTTTTTTACGTATTGGCTCGCTTCAATCATTTTCATACCTTTTTCCCTCATAATTTTTTTAACAATTTCGGCGCGTTTTGCACGGCCATCGCTTTTTCCTCTCGGTGTTTTACGAATGCGTCCTCCTTCTACTGGTGCTGGTGTTTCAGTTGCTTCCTCTTTTACTTCTTCAACGGTCTTATTGCCTTTTATTAAACTGCTTACTTGGTCAATTACTGCTTTTTGTACATCTTTATCATTTACTATTTCACTAACTACGGCTTGAAATGCTGGGTTTTTTGCAATAGTAACGGCCGCCGCCGCTCCTGTTTTTGCTACACTAATTCCGGTTTTAACGGCTTGCGCTCCATATTTAGCACCATATTTAGCACCAGTTTTAGCACCACTTACAACCATAGCACCCCAAGGGCCAGAGCCTTCTAATGATGGGGGTTCTGCTCTGCTTGCTCTGCCTAAATTTCGTTCATTTTCTAACCACCTATTAATTGGGTTGTTTGGGTCTTTTGCCGCTTCTTGTGCTTTTAACATCCTTTCAAAAACACTTGTTTTTGGGTTTCGTGCTTCGTACATCGCCCGTTTAGTTTCAGCATCATAAGCACCGCCGGATTTTGTCCCGCCTCCGTATTTTCTTGCATTAACAATTTTTAATTCATCGGCATTATAATAAGGGTATGACGCACTTGTTCCACTTAAAATAAATTGATTTGGTGGCTGTGTATAAGGGCTTACCATTCCTCGCGGTCTTTGCATTGTTTCGCGTTCGTCCATCATATCTAAATATCCGCCTCCTATCATTGGTGTATATGATTTGCCTTGTTTAATTCTATGCTCACCAGATAAAAGCGGTACCTGCCATAAATAAGTTGGTTGATTAGTAACGTTACGCCGTGCATCTAACGCCATTGTTATATCTAAAATCTTTTTGTTTTCTGGTGTATTTGGAATAACTCCATAATAACGATTGGCCATTTTTATATATATATTAATTATTAAATTAGTTACAAAAAATTAAAACATTCTTTTTAAAAAAAGGAATACAAAATAAAAGAGGGTGCGCTCCTCTTTGAGCGCCTATAATTGATGTTGTTTAATATAATTAGTTTGCATTACATTAGTACTTGTCCCCATATTTTCCGCATCTTGTTTCATTTCATCAATAACATTGCTATATTTATTTGTTAAATACATTTTACGTAACATTGAGCTACCTATTTTATGTCCATCAAAAATAGCATTTAATTTAGAAGTTAAAGCATTACTTTCTAATATAGGATTTTCTTCATAATCTACTAGAAAAGGTACATTGCTTTCTTTAAGTCCTCTAAATTTAATATATAACTTTATAATATTATAAAGTTCATCATTAATAGGGATTATTTGTGTCTTATATGTTCCTGCTGTTTTATAGTTATTTAATACAAAATTTTTACTAACTAAATCTAAATAGTTTTTAGTGGTTCCGTGATCATCAGCATTATACGCATTATTAATTATAAACATATTTAAATAATCTATATTCCGTCGCGGTGGTTGCAAAGTATATAATCCTAAAATAATTAGATCTAAAAGTCTATCAAATTGCTCTTTATTAATTTTTCGCTTTTTAGTAATTTCTTTTAAAATCTCCATTTTAGAAGTTAATTTATTTTGTATAGCCTCTTGACTTATCCAATTCTCTTTTTCAGTGTCCGTTTTGGCCGTTTGGTCTTTTAGTGTTACGTTTAATTCTGTTAATATTTTATAATAAGTATTATATAATTTTTCATATTTTTTATTGTCTTTTTTCAATTCGCCTAAAACACTGCATATTACAATATAATAATTTCGTTGTGTATTTGGTTTGCTTTCTTTAATGATTTCCGCTATTTTTTCTGGATTTGCTAAAAATTTAAAGTCCTTAACTTCTAAACCGCTATTTAATCGCTTTAAGTTACTGCAATATAACTTTTTAGAGCTTTCTGTTATTTTCTTATCTTTAAAAACTTCGTCTAAACAACTCATTTATATAATATAGCAGATTATTTTTTGTTATATTATAATTTAAAACAATTATATTATTCTAACCATATTATATCTTTATTAAATCCAATTTTATAGCAATAATAAAAGCAATCAAAATTACAAGCATTTTTCCAGTTTTTAGGTTTTTCGCCTTCTATTAATTTCTCAAAATGTATTCTTTTTCTTGGTATAATTATTTGCAATCCTTTATTCATAAAGTTTTCTCTAAAATATGAGGTATTAATCTTACTTGAAGGCATTATTATAATAAAGGGTTTATCTAATTCTTTTAATTTTTTTATTACTTCTTTTGATAAACTAAAAGGAGGATTACTTACTATAATATCTCCTAAATCATTTTCAAAAAAATCAATAGGTTCGTGTATTACATTAAATCCTAATTCTTTTAAATAAGTACCACTTTTTCCATCTCCATAAAATGCTTCCCATATAATTTTATTTTTTGGTATTAAATGTTTTATATTCTCCCAAGCACTTTTAGGGGTCATATAGTCATCGTGTTTTAAAAAGGTTTTGGTATGAAATCCAGCCATTTATATTTTATTATAATTATTATTTTTAGTTTATACTTTTTTTAATTTTAAAAAAACATCTATAATATGTGCAGTTAATTCAGGAGGTATTTTATATCTTTCTATTAATGGTATATTTTCTATATGCGCTGATTTGGGTCCTCTGCAAATAGTAGGGTCTAAATATAGTGGATAATTACTAAAAAAATTTGTTGGTTTAGTTCTATCATCATTATAATTGCAATAATAAGTAAAATTATAAATAAACTCTTTTATTTTTTTATCATAACGCATCATTCCTCTTGGATTTTCAATAACAAATCCCATATTTGGATTTTTTTTAAGAAAATATTTAATTATTTCAATAGTTTTATATAATATTTTTGTTCCTATTACTGCTCTCTCACTTAAAGGCTCTGCTGTTTTAGGGTCTCTTTCACGAAGAGGATAAGCCAAAGAGCTATATGTATTACACGGAGGAGATGCCCATATAAATTCTGGTCTTATATTCATTTTTTTATAATCCCATTTTAAAATATCTGTTAATATATCTGGTTCAAATTCTTCATCAAAATCTAATGAGAGTGTATCAAATCCTTTTTTTCTTGCAATTGTTCCAACGGATCCACTGCCTTTAAATAATTCTAATAATAGTTTCATAATTATATATATAATACTTTTAAAAAAATATTATATAAATTTAAGTTATTTTATTCTGCGCTTGCTGTTATATGTCTTGTAGTGTCTAATGTTATAAATCCTCTTGGATTTGGTGTAATAATTAATTCTTCATCTAATTCTATTGGTATTAATTTATCAGTTTTTATTTTATGCAATGTTGAAGAGCTCTCAATTAATTTTGTATAAGTATTATACGACTTTTCTAAATAATCTTTGCTGGGTATTGGTCTATGATCTTTGTTTAGTGATATAGTTTTATATATATCAATACTTAATAAGTAATAATCCCTTTGACTTATTAAATCATTTTCTAAACGCTTTTGTATTCCAAAAAATAGTTCAATACTTCCAATAATACCACACGTTAAAGCAATTAGAGAATTTGTTAAACTAATCGCCCCTTGATTAGCGTAAGGTTGTAAGCCAACTGCAATAATAGAATTAAACCCATTTAATATAATTAAAGGCAGTCTATAATATTTTAAAGTACTTTTTAATTCAAAATACCTTTGTTTATGCAATTTTGAAAGAATTATGCAATTTAATCTTATATTATTTAATATTGTGTCTATATCATCAGTCCAATCAGCCATTTATATATAGCTTTATAAAAGTATTTTATTTATTCTTTCAACTGCATCTTTATAAATCTTCTCATCTTTTTCTATTCCTATATATTTGCGGTTCATTT